TAAATCAAAACATAAATCAATATCAAGGTGGTGGTAACGATGGATACACAGGTTTTGGAGCTTTTGGAAATTTAGATCAGAGTAGTAAACAAACAGTAGTAAGAGATGTTTATAATAGTGAAACTGGAATGTTTGAACCAAAACAAATTGATACGTATTTAGATCCAGGTGGACTTAGAAAAACTATCGATGGAAAAAATGCTACAAACGCTGGCATGCATGGTGTTAAAGGAATTGCTGGAATGATAGCGGAAGCTTTAGGACTTGGTGAAAAAAAAGATGACAAAGGTTATGCAGATGGAACAATTAAAGGAACGTTTACAGGATACACTACTAAAGGTCCTTTAAGTACTATGGAGTTTTTAAAAAAAAATAAGGACAGAAGAAATTATTTAAAACAAGTTGAAAAAGTTATTAAAGCAGAAAATTTAAAAAAAGCAGAAGCAAAAGCAAAACTTGAAAGATTGGCTGCACAAGAACGAGCTTTGGCTCAAGGTCAAGCACCTGGTGGTGGAACTTGGCAACGTGGACAAGCTGCTTATACTAATCCCGATACCGGAGTAGGTGGTGGACAGTTTACTGACTCAATGGGTAATACAGATTACCAAGATGCTTATGATCCAGGTGGCGGAGAAAAAGATGGTGGTTATATTGATGGTACTAATAGAAGAAAAGATTATAGATACGGTGGAAGAGCAAGCTATTTCGACGGCGGCATTGTCAGTTTACGGAGACGGTAATGGCAGAAACGCTATTCACAGACATCATAAACAATTTAGGCAAAACAAAAGTTAAAGTAACAGGGTCTGGTAGTAAAAGTGGTAAACAACAAATTCTCGGCGCACCGTCAGGCATTACCTCCGATAAAGAAACAATTAACCTACAAGGTAGTGCAGAGATTCCTATTACAAACAACGTAGATTTTTTACTAGACGGTCAGTACAATAAATTTAGAGACAACATAGAATACAAAGACGATCAAATTTTTTTAGAAGACGCACCAAGCAACATCGATAGAAAAGTTGGCATAGGTTTTAATAAAGACGGAGAAGGTTTTAGTGGTTATGGTAAATATGGCATTGATAGCGGAGAACCAGAGTTATTTGTTAAATACAAAAAAACATTTGCGGACGGCGGATCGACTAACGGTTCCGGCGAGAAAGCATTCACTGCAAAAGTAAAAGAGCTGATGGATGATGGCTATGAGTTTGGCGAAGCAGTCAAAGAGGCTATGAGACAAGGATACGCAAAAGGCGGACGTATAAATTTTGACAGCGGTGGAAGTCCACTTCAACAATTAAGACAGGCTTTAGTTGATGATCTTATGTATAAATTTCCTAGTATGAAAGAAGAAGATATGCAGATGATAGTAAAAGATATAAACCTAGATATGAGTACTGAAGAAGCACAAGCATCTATGTCTGCAAATTTTACAAAAGTGTTTGGAAGTTCTGGTATGTTTTCAACAGGTGGACGAGTTGGTTATAAAAAAGGAGATAAGGTTACACCCATTAGTCAAATTAATGCTCCACAACGAGCTTATCAAAGTCTTATAAATTTAGGGATAGAAGCAAAAGTTAAAGAATTATTTCAAAGTGGTTTTGGTGCAGGTAACATAACTAAAAAACTTAAACTTTTATATAAGGGACAACCTAATATTGCTAATAAAATTAATTCTACATTAATTGGAAATTATTTAACATATGCTAAACGTAATTTAGGTTTAGTTAAACCTGGACTTGCTGTAGCAATTCAAAATCAATATGGTCCTATGAGAAGTTTAACAGAAGTACAAAAAGCTATAGATGAAGCACCTAAAATTAAAAAAGGTAATAAATATTTTGACATGAATGCAAGAGATTTAGAAGGTCGTAGTGTATGGAATCACACCGACTCTGATAAATCTAGAACAGGTAAAAAAGGTAAACAGTATGTTAGTAGAACAGAAATAGAAGCATATAAAGATAAATTAAAGATTAAAGGATCTGGTAAAGAAGTTCTTATAGATAATTCAAAAACAAAATCAAATCAAGAAAGATATAAAAAAGATAAACTTGCAAAATTAAATGCAGGACCTGAAACAGTTGCTTTAAATAAAGAACTATCTACAAAATATGTTACAAAAGAAAATAATAAATTAAGACAAGATTTTAAAAATAATCCTTCGGAAACTATTTCTAAACTTAGAAATAATAAAAATATAATGTTTCAACTTGAAACTAGTTTTGATTCTCAATCAGGAGAATTTAAATCTGAAAAAGTAACTAATAAAAAAATAAAAAATTTAATTAAAGCAGGTATGTTTAGTATAGAACATACTTCTCCAATGGCTAAAGGAGCTAAGAATACTAATTTTACAACTAATCTATCTTTAATAACTAATCGAGCAAACACTAAAATTATGAGACCTTTAGATACATTTATGAATAGTGATAAATATAAAGATTTTTCTGATACTAGAGTGGTTAAGGTAAAAGATTTTTTAGATAAAAATAATTTAAGAGTAAAAATTAGAGGAATGGATGGTTATTTTGGTGGTGATAATAAATTAACAGCAAGAGAAAGATTAGCTAAACAAAGTCAAGGATTTAGACTTAATTCTGCAGCGGCTGCTGTAGAAGATGGAGTTAAAGGAATATATTCTAACGTTAAAGATGCAGTGTCAAATATTACAGATGTCGACTATGATAAAATGCAATTAGGAAAAGGTAATGTAGCTAAATTTGCAGGAATAGCAAAAAATGCTGCAAAGGTAGCGGGAAAAGCTTTAGGTGTTGCAGCGTTACCACTAGAAGCATATTTTATGAAACAAATGTACAACGAAGGTAAAACTCCTGCTGAAATTTTAGCGAGTCCTTTCTTTTTAAGTAATATGGTAGGTGAAGCACAAGATTTATTAAAGATGGAACCTGTTGAAAGACAAGCTATTAAGAATGAACAGATTGCTGAAGACTTTTCTATGATGGATTCTGATTTTTATACTCCACCTTTAAAAGGAGTAGAGGCTGTAAATACACAAATGGTTAAAGATCGTGTTGCACAAGAAAGAGCACTAGAAGAACAGAAGAGAAAAAACCTAAGAAATAAGACATTGCCAAATGAAGGATTATTGCGTATACTCTCAAATCCAACATATAAAGGTGTGTTATAATTAACAGGAAAGAGATATGGCAAAAATCGAAGACGCATTACCCAACGAAACTATTACTGACGAAGCTTTTGTAGAACAAGAAGTTGACGTTTCAGAAGCTGACGTTCCGACACAAGAAGGTCAAGCAAATGTAACTATGGATGAAGAAGGTGGAGCAGAAATAAATTTTGATCCTAATGCCATGGAAGGATTACAAACTGAAGATCATTTTTCAAATTTAGCAGAAGTTATGAATGATCAATACCTAGACGAACTAGGTGCTAATCTTTTTGACAAGTATACAGAATACAAACAATCTAGAGGTGACTGGGAAGACACTTATAGAGAAGGTTTAGAACTTTTAGGTTTTAAATACGAAAAAAGAACACAACCTTTTAGAGGAGCAAGTGGTGTAAACCATCCTGTTCTTGCTGAAGCGGTTACACAATTTCAAGCGCAAGCTTACAAAGAATTATTACCAGCTGATGGTCCAGTACGTGCACAAATTTTAGGTGACGCTACAAATGAAAAACAAGACCAAGCACATAGAGTAAAAGATTTTATGAATTATCAAATCATGGATCAAATGCCAGAGTATGAACCTGAATTTGACCAAATGCTTTTTTATCTACCCCTCTCAGGTTCTACCTTTAAGAAAGTTTATTATGACGACCTTTTAGGTAGAGCTGTTTCTAAATTTGTACAAGCAGATGATTTAGTTGTACCTTATTCGGCTAACTCATTAGAAGATGCAGAAGCAATTGTTCACGTTTTAAGAATGTCAGAAAATGAAATTAGAAAACAACAAGTTTCTGGTTTTTACAAAGACATAGAAATAGGTCAACCGCCTGTTACAGAAAATCAAGTTAAAGATGCAGAGCTAAGATTAGAAGGAATTTCTAAAGATGGAAATGCTGAAGATCAATACACACTTTTAGAAATGCATACAGATTTAGATCTAGAAGGTTTTGAAGATATGGGTCAAGATGGTGAGCCAACAGGAATTAAACTTCCATACATTGTAACTATTTTAGAATCTACTAATGAAATTTTATCTATTAGAAGAAATTATACACAAGACGATCTTACAAAAGAAAAAATAAAATACTTTGTACAATATAAATTTTTACCAGGTACAGGTTTTTATGGTTTTGGTTTAATACACATGATTGGTGGTTTAACTAGAACAGCAACAAGTGCACTAAGACAATTATTAGATGCAGGAACTTTAGCTAATTTACCAGCTGGTTTTAAAACTAGAGGTATAAGAATTAGAGATGATGCACAGCCATTACAACCCGGTGAGTTTAGAGATGTAGATGCACCTGGAGGAAATATTAAAGATCAGTTTATGCAATTACCATTTAAAGGACCAGACCAAACTCTTTTACAATTAATGGGTGTTGTAGTTAATGCAGGTCAAAGATTTGCAAGTATTGCAGATGCACAAGTTGGAGATATGAATCAACAAGCCGCGGTCGGTACTACAGTTGCACTTTTAGAACGTGGTTCTAGAGTTATGTCCGCAATTCACAAAAGATTATACGTTGGTCTTAAACATGAATTTAAATTATTAGCAGAAGTATTTAAAACTTATTTACCACAAGAATATCCTTACGATGTTCCTGGTGCTACTAGAAATGTTAAAGTTGCAGACTTTGATGAGAAGGTAGATATACTTCCGGTTGCTGATCCTAACATTTTTTCTCAAACACAAAGAATTTCTATGGCTCAAATGGAGTTACAATTAGCACAATCGAATCCTCAGATACATGATTTGTACCAAGCGTACAGATCCATGTATGAAGCGGTTGGGGTAAAAAATATTAACGCAATATTACCTCCACCGCAACAACCTCAACCCATTGACCCTGCATTAGAAGAAATTGCAGCAATGGGTATGAAACCTTTTCAAGCTTTTCCTGGTCAAGATCATAAAGCTCACATAGATTCACACTTAAATTTTATGCAATCTAATATGGTACAGAACTCACCGACTATTATGGGTGCGTTACAAAAAAATATATTGGAAAGAATTAGTTTAATGGCCCAAGAACAAATAC